AGTATCTGCGTCTACCTATTCCGCCATCTCGGATGTTGTGGAAATTAGAATGTATCTTCCTTACGCCTTGAACTTGCCGGCGTACGTCTGGTAGATTCTCTTTCTCTGTCTCTTGAACTTCTCGACTCACGGCGTCTTACTCCTGAATCATTATCAGAATCATCATCAGTGGGTGGAAATTCACCTTCTTCAAGATAATATTCCATATCTTCGGCTGACTTATCCATCACTAAACTTCCAAGAATCTTCGGTAACTCGCCCAAATCTGCAATCTCGGTATCATCCTTATCAATCTGATAAATCTCATAAGTTGTTTTCTGGTCTTTGGGCTTGCCATTCCGTTCAACTTCGAAGATATTATTGACCAAATTATTCTTAGTAGCATACCTGCTACAAAGACTGGTCATTTTCTGGAACATTGTTTTCCCTCTATCCCAAATCTGAACGGCATCCTCATCCAAGTTATAAACCGGAATAAATAATCTTGCCTGTACAGGCTTTTTCTCCCTGCAAAAAGGACAGGTATCAATCGGGTCATTATATTCGCGCAGACAATTTACATATCTATCCTTGCCATTCAATTCGACCTTATGAACCGACATGCCTTCAATGTCTTCCACCTTATCATACATGAACCGGACTTGTTTCACCTGCTTATCATTTTGGATGGAGAAGAAACCTCCTCCACCCTGTCCACCATAATTGTCCGCCTGATCTGCGCTGAATCTTGCCATATTACTTTTCCTCCTTTTTAATAGCATTTAAAATATTTTCAAGTTTATTCAAATCGCTGTATGCGATATCGAATGCGTGTGAGTTAGGACAATTTCTTACTCTATCTGCTATATATCCATTAGGAACAGACTTAGTTGAAATTAATAATACACATTTTACACCACCAATATATATATCACCTACTGTTTTATCATTGACATTCTTAACAGTAATGATTCTAGGTGCTCCAATATATGTCTTAGTCTTGAAACCTGTCTTAACTAGGATATCAGATACAGTCTGGATTGACTGTGATACATTCTGCTTAACTTTCTTTTCCTTCTTAGCTTTCTGAGCCTTTTCTTTAGCCTGCTCAGCTATCTCCTTACCTACTTCTGCTAAAGGTGTTCCATCTCCTGCCTTATCCTCTTCCGGTACAGAAATCAACTCCTCTAAGCTCTCTGGAACAACTTCAGGAGCCTGTTCGATAGGAACAAATTCTATAGACTCAATCTTGGGACATTCGATACCCAGTTCCTTTTTCTGTTCCATAACCTCTGCTATATAAGTCTCATTTGAGTCAACCACTGCCTGCTCCACCTGTTCCCCTACCTTCTTATACCACCTCTTGAAGGTTCCAGTTGTGATGGAAGAATTAGTTCCATCCTCGAACTGAATTATCATTGTTCCACGCTTTTCGTCTTCCTTGATGATTTCCATTACCTTGTTGTTCTTCTTGTTCATGTACTTTGTTGCCATAATGTTTTCCTCCTGTATAAGTGTTTTATAGTGGCTTGTCATCATCAGTGACCAGGTTGCCGTCCTAGCCAGACGCCCAAAGGCGTTTCGACTTACTCTGTTAATGCTAATGCGCATTGATATTTTGTTTCAATATCAAATCTAAAACTATCCATCTGCTCAGCTATATCCATAAGTTCTGGATATTCGCAATACATATAATTTCTAACTAATCCGGATTTGTAAATTACAGTAAAATAAGCATCCCAGCGAGTGTAGATAACTTTTTTAATTTTGTCTAAATTAAGTTTTTTCATTATAATTTCCTCCTATAAAGTGTTTTGAGTTTTTTAAGTGATCTTTGTTACTGTAAAGAGTATATAACACTTTTAATGATTTGTCAATAGCCAAAATAAAATTTTTCAAGTCTTTTTAAAAAACTTCTTCGAGATAATTGAATTCCTGTGCTGTGAGTTCATTCAAGTCCTTCTTACCCTTTGGAAATACATATTCTGTAATAATTTTATTCTTTACATTCTTTCTAATCCGTTCCCTTGCTCTCAAGCCAGCACTATCATTATCAGTAGCCAATATCAATTTTCTGCAAGGCAATTCTTGAAGCTCTCTAAACTGTCTTTCATTCCCTAACCCATTCAATGCCACAGCATATTTTCCATATTGCCACGCAGTCAACGCATCTAACATACTTTCGCAGATAATTATTTCATTTGCTTTCTGTAAGAAAAGTGTTTTGCTATTATGTCTACCCGTTGTCAGTACACTTATTGTCTGATTAACGTCTGTAATATACTCATATAAACCGTACAAAGGTTTTTCCACTCCTTCGGGATAATTGAAGAACTTACTAACAACTGACCGTCTTGCAACAAATAAACAATTCCCATTTCGGTCACGCACCGGAAATGTGATACAATTCGTGGATTTATCGTATCCAAGGTCAAATAATTCAATGATTCTTTCATCTATTATTCCTCGCTTTTTCCAATAGGGATGTGTGTATCTATATCTTTCAAGTTCTTCTTCCGTAACATATTGACTATCTCGATTATTTTTCTTACTGTTAGGTGCAACAGAGTTATCAGGCAAGCCAATGTTACTATTAACTCTTCCAAAGTCCAATTCCACATCTTTCCTCTCCTCCACTTGAACACTTGCAAAATTCTTATTAAGCCATTTCCACCCAAAACTACCGAACGCATCTTCATAGTGACCGAAGCAATGTGATATAACCTCTGGAAGCGTGTGGACCTCGTTACAAGCGAAGCAATGAAACTGACCGTCACTCTTTCTAATACCAGCACTCGGACGGCGTTCCTGACCGTTTCCGTGATATGGACACTGCACCATAATATCACCGCTGATGTCTTTAGTTTTCTGCAAAAGCGGAATATTATTAATCCTCAGTTGCGATTGCAACTCAGTCAATATATCAGACAATTCAACATTAAACTGGACATTTTCTATTTGCATACCACGTTTTCACCGCTTCCTTCCGACTACTATTACTTCCCAATCTACAGCTTGCCTCAACTTTTACAAAGTCCACATTGTTATTAAATCTATCAGCATAAGCTTCAACCGCATATATTCTGACAGCGTCCTCAGCGTGGTCAAGAAAATACTCTAAATCTCGCTTCCACTCAAAGTTAAATATAATGCCGTGCCATCTCGCATATGTTGTATGACTCCACGCAAACATCAGAACACGTCCTCCTTCTCAGTCTGTTTCTTTTTAGCGGGTCTCTCTGTCTTACGCTCTGTCTGAAACTCTTCATTTATCGGAATATTGATAAACTCACCAATATTAGCGTTCCAATGATACGCTATCTTTCTGCCAACAAATCCATTTCTATGCTTCTTGATTTGTAGCATTAAATCGCCCTCTTTATTCTGTCTCAGTGCTATTACTTTACTGGCATTAAAACTCATACCATCGCTATCTCGAATACTATCCAACTCTGGCAAGTCATCTGATTCACCAGTTACTACCCCAGATCTATTTGCCTGGACAACTCCTAAAATAGGTATTTTCATCTCTATCGAAAGCGACATTAAATCCTCGCTAATGTTAGTCAATGAGATAGTTTTATTATCGCCACGCTTAGATCGTTCATCTGACAGGTATCCTATACCATCGATAGCAATTACATCAAGTTTATACTGCTTAATCCAATTTCTAAGCTTGGATATCGTTATAGTACGACCCAACTGCTTAGGTGTACCTACTATGAATTTATTCTTGTGAGTAGCAAGTTCCTCAATATACTTCTTATATTCCACATCGTCAACAGAATCATTACCCCATACAAGTCCTTTATTATCAAAATGATTATGTAAGGTATCAAATCTATATCCAATACTACTATCACCCATTTCCCAGCTTATATATCCAACATTAAATCCAATCTCCCATATATGAGTGAGTATTTTATTCAGCAACCACGATTTACCTTGATTTGTTCTGGCATATATTAACATAAATTCTTCTACACGTTGGATCCCGTGTATAGCGTCATCAAGTTCCGGTAATCCAGTTGTAAAAAACCACTCTTCCTGTTTTTGTTTACGCTCAATAAACTCATTATAACGTGTTCTAGCTTCTGCTACAATATCTGTTCCGCCAAGATTATATTCAGGTTGTAATTCTTTAATAGCATGAAGCATATATTCTGCCGCCGCATTAGCATCTGTTTTTAATAACTCGGCTATCTTCTGAACTACTGGAACCG